ATCCCTGAAAAGGGATACAGCGGATCTCCTCGTCCGTCCTTGTGAAAGAACTTCGGAAAAGCTCCGCGTTAGCGACTAATGTCGTAAGATATTTGTTAGAAACCATTTCTAAGTTGATTTCGATCGGCTATGGAATGTTAGTAAGCGTTGGACTGAAGGTAATGGATCAAGCCCAAGGGGACAAGTACCTGTTATGAACGACTCTGTCTAGGAAGGGACTCGGGACGTGCTGGCTACAAAACCAGTTCCCCGACCGAACCCATGGAGCAATGAGGGCGTAGGGCACCAGCTAGGAAGTAATATTCCTAGGGGGCGAGCGTCTAGATATGAATCTTGAAATTGAAACCCGGGCAACCGGCAGCCTGTTCGGCTGATAAAAGAATCAACGTCAAAACGTGACAACTCACCCGAAGTACCGTGCCATGGGGGATAGAATGTCGGCCGTGTCTAGCATTGCTAGACGATAGAAAAGATTACCTGGGGTCCTCCCTAAAGGGGGAGGGGTCACCGGAAGTAATCGTGTTTCTTCGAAAGCCCCTTTTAAAGGGGGGCACGACGTCTATTTCTAAAAAGTATTGAGATAGACAGAGGAACATAGGTAGGGTAGCTCCATCCTTAAACTATATGTGTCCGTAAGGACCTGCGGTCTTTCAGGTGTCTTACATCAACAGTTAAAACTGATGGAACTCTTTCTCGAAAGGGATTGAGTGGGTAAACTAGGTAAGTCCTTAGGACGTAACGTTTCCTCTGGGTGAAGATACGATCTTTGCCCCGGGGGGTGTCTACAACAGTAATGAGATTGGCGCGAGCCTTTCTTAAGTACTTGGAAACCTAACCGTCAGGAGTCAACCTGAGATGAAAAGACAAGGTGGCGACACCGACTCTACTTAGAGAACCTGCTGCTCCCGGCGGTCTAGTGGATCCGTCAAAGGCTGTCTCCCTGATAAGGAGAGCAGACCCCTGGGCGTTCCAAAGGACCTGGCTTTACGTGAGCGAGCGGCCTCCTGAGGCACTTCGGTGTATTAGGGTGGTTGACGAGCTCCTGGGAAAACAGAGGCTTATCGAAACTTGCTAGACCCCTTTGGTTAATCAATATTATGTTTCAAACATTAATAGACCGTAGGGATCGAACTCGGATCGAGAAGCTTGGTTCCGGGATTCGAAAGAACTCCGGGCTATTTGTCAAGTTTGGCTTTGCCATTACTTGGCTCATAGCAGGACGTCGCTCAGCGAATCTTTATCTCTCAGTCACTCACTTTGGTGGGTTTGTTCTTAAGTGGAAAGGCTCTGCAGCCAGCTTAGTCAAATACCTTAAGACATCCCAAATCCTACTTATGCAAGCAGTTTCTGGAAAGCCAGGTTCTGAATGCCGCTTACTGGGCGCCGTGGTGGGCCAGGGACTTCAGGGTATACCCCGGTTGATCCCACACCGCGATAGGATTAGAATTGTTCGGGGCGACGTTGCGCTCATTCGCCTGTGGCTATCCCTTCTGGGATGCTATAGGGTTATCGAGTGTCGCGGCCGAGCCTCCTACAAAACTATCACGCAGCCAGGTGCTGATATTAAGGCACCATTAGCGGAGTTCGGGGACTTCCTGAAGACGTTCAAAACGGATAAGCTAGGGGCGGCACTCCTGAAGAAAATCCCAGTTCCCAAACTGAGATTCACTCCGAAGGCAATCCTAACCTCTGGTCCGAATTGTCCACCTAACTCAGGAAGTCTATGGACCCTGGCATGGGATGCCAGAGCAATCTGGAACGCCCGAAACCTCCCTTGGTTTAACGCTTTTCAAGACTATTGTCTTTATAGCATGAACACTAAGGTGCTGGGCTTAATCCGGCTATATGCTGGCGTTTCGAATTCGTATCCTACTCTCTCTCGTGAGGAGTTTATCAAAGCTGTCTCGCAAGACGCCAAAAGCGTCTTTACGCGGGCACTCGATGTAATTCTCTCACTGGTGGAGCGGGAGACCGATGAAGTACGCGAGAAGTCAACAAACTTCTTAAAGCTAAGTTCATGGTCTCGGTACCTCGTTCTGGGTCGGCTCCATGCCATACCCGAACCCGCGGGGAAAGTGCGAGTCGTAGCCATGGTAACATGGTGGGTACAATGCCTATTGTATCCCCTCCATTCTGAACTCTTCAAACGGTTGGCTCTCATCCCTCAGGATGGGACTCATGACCAGCGTAAACCGCTGGTGCTCCTTGCGAATGAAGTTAAGAGAATGTTGGAGACGACGGGACAGGCGCACGTGTACTCGTTCGACTTGAAGGCAGCAACCGATCGGATCCCAATTGACCTACAGGTTAGGCTCTTATCAAACCTCTTGGGTGGTCCTCTAGCGAAAAGCTGGAAGACGATCCTTGTAGGAATCCCTTATCACACTTTGCGTTTAAAAGCGCGGTGTGGACGGGGTGGAGCCGCCCTCAGGTACAAGGTGGGTCAGCCGATGGGTGCTTACTCGAGTTGGGCAATGTTAGCCCTTGTACATCATTTCCTGGTCCAGTTCGCAGCCTATAAGGCTGGTCACCGCGGTTGGTATCCGTTCTACGCAGTCCTAGGGGATGACATTGTCATCCT